CTGCTGACATAACCATTTTTTTCATAAACTGAAACATTGTTTTCTCCGTTTGGTTTTATACAATAATAAATATAAGAATGTTAAAAATTAGACATCAAAACGAACTACAAAAGTAGTGTCTAATTGTGTGCTTAATTTTATTGGTTTACCCAGTTTACCTATAACTAATAGTTGACCAAAGTCGTCATAAAGACCTACTTGAGTTACATATGGGTAAAAGTCTGATGATGTTACGAAAGACTCTGATTGAGATGCGGGTGTGTATTGTGCTGAAAAACTACCTGTTCCTTGTCCTGTTGGTTGGTCTCCTAATGGAAATAGTTGATATATGAAATCGTTAAGTCCACTTCCACTTGCAGTTGAATCTATTCTTACACTACCACTTCTTTCTTTTGTGGTGCTTATGTTTGTGGTTCTATTGAATTCATTTGCGTTTGCAGTCATACGAAATTCGTATTCATAAATTGTTCGTGTTGCTTGATGTTTTAAAGTATATGGATTACCTTGGTCACCTAAATCTGAGTAAGAACCTGTGTCAGTTATTACTAATAAACCTTGGTCATAAAATACATTACCTACTTCTGAACCACTACCAAGAGTTGCTGTTGCTGATGAAACTCCTTGACCTCTATCAAATGAACTTGACTTGAATGCAGCAAAACTCGCAGAGTGTGCATTGTCATAAAGATTTCCATCCTCATCATCTCTAATGTCAAAAGTAACACCACCAATTGTTGCAGATAAATTAATACTACCTGGTTTTATTCTTTCACCATAAAGGTTTTTTGCAACACTAATAATTCTAGCTGTTCCATTTATTTCTCTATTTTGTTTACTAATAATACCTGAACCGGCTAACAATGAAGGTCTTGATGAAAAATCACGATAAAAACTATTGTTGATTGTATGCCAAGTTGGTAGTGCAAAATAACTACTTGATAATGAACTTGATACAACATTTGTTACGGTATCAGAACCACTAACATAGTTTCTAAAAGAACCACTGATTGCTTTAATGGCAAACACGCCACTACCACTATCATTATTATTATGCGTGAAGTTTTTATTAACCTGAAAAGGTCTTATTGAAACATCTTTAGTATCAAGATTCTTGAACATTGGTTTGTCCTAAAAATCAAGTTTTACTTTAATTACTGCCTCCCTAGCGAAAGTTTTAAGGACCGGTTGAGATAATTTAGCAATTGCTAATAACTCATTTGAATCATTATAAAGTCCAACTTGTGTGATATACACTTTTGGGTCTTTTTCAAAAGTAGCTTGTGTAAATTTTCCTGTTGAAGATGGCGTTCCTCCTTCAGTTCCAGCTGATGCTGATGTGAAAGTTGGATTATTACTAAAGTTAAAGTCTTGATTTTTTACTCTGGCGAAATAACTCGTTGAACTAATTTCTTCTTCTCTACGAGCTGCAAAGTATGAACCACTTTTTATTGAATTATACAACAATTCTGAATTAAAATCAAACGCATTTGAACTTGTTGGTGTGTGGACTAATGTGTTGTTAGGACCTCTTGTAGTTTCTCCTAAAGAAGCTGAGTTATCAAGAATATCTCTGTTTAATAATATAATTCCTAAATCAGGATAAAATAAACCATATGCTCCACCTGGTTGATTATTTGCTGTTATGGCAATCTCTGATGTTCCTGATTCTATTGAACCACTAACAACATTAAATACTCTACCACCTTGATTAACATCAACATTTGTTGTTGCCCCACTATCGTCAATAAGTCTTACATCAAAACTTCCTGAACCAAGGTTGGAATTAAAGTTAATAACATTATCTGGTCCAGAACCTGAACAATGTAATTTAATTTCCCAATTACCTGGGTCAACTTTTTCTCTCATACGAGCTCTATTAAATACTACAAAATAGAAATCATCTGAAGTTGAATCTGCACCCGTGAAGGTAAATTTATTTGTTCCAGGTGGTAATAAAATATTTGCAAATTGTTTATAAAGAGCTGCTGTCTCTCTGTTTCCAGCTGTTGTCTTGGTTGTGTTTCCAACTGAACCACTACCATTTACGTTCGCATATCCTACTGAAAATTGAACCTCTGCAGTTGAATCAGAATTAATGTCTTTATCAAAAATATCTAAATAAGAACCCGTTCTTGCTCCCGCATTTGATTGTGTAAAAAATGTTGTCAATGTGCCTAAACCACCTGAGAATAAACCACTTGTAACTTTAGTTCTTAAAGTTTCAGATATATCTCCTGGTTCAAAAATTCTATACGGATTATTTGGACCACCATTTCCGTTACCTCCGTTATCCCCGTTATCTCCGTTGTCTCCGTTTTCTCCTTCGTGTTGAAGATTATACCTAAGAACTGCGTCAGGTATTAATTCAATATCATCAATAAGGAAAAAAAATCTTTGAAAGTCCTGAGAGTTTACTCTATCACTTATATAAGCTTTAGCGTCTTGAAGACTGGTTGTAGGAATTGCGTTTGGGTTTAGTTTAGTATGTGGCATTTGTTATCTCCTATCCGTTATGATTCAACGTGATAACAACTGATTGTCCACTTTGTTGACCTGTTATTGTTAATTGAGTTTTTCTTAAAGAAGTTGATTGAGAAAGAGTTTGTCCAACTACTGAGACTTCTTTAGCATTAGAAATAGTCATTGTTCTATCTTCAGGGTCACTTGTTGTGTCTCCTGAATCCACCACTTGTATCACTGCAATATCAGTGTTGTGAATAGTAAATGTATATGACTCATCTGTAAATAAATTTAATGTAGATGGTTGTATTGAAGTAGATGAGTTTGCATTTATTTCTTTTACTGTGTTGTCTATTGCGAGAACCGCCATAGTTACCGTATTTTTTGGTAACGTAATAAGTTTATATCTCATTATTTGATTCTCATCTACGAATGCTTCTAATAGTGGCATATTTTCAATAACTGCCCCATAAAAAGATGAACCATTTGGATGTGATGTATCCCATAGATTGTAATCTATTTCATCGTCTGCGAGTGCAAATTTTGTAATTTTAAAATTTTCTACACCTCTCGCTAATACTTCACGACCTTTTTTTGTTAATACTGCGTCTACTGTAATTGTTGTATTGTCTAAAAATCCCATTGTTTTTTGCTCCTGTGGAAATTATATAACTATTCTTTATCATTAATAAATATAAGAAAGTTAAATTTTATTATTATTTATTCAACCCTAAGTTTTGATTCTCCTGGTTCTTGTGTTGTTAATGAAGTAGGTGAAGTTAAAGTTATTTCAACCGCATCTCCTCCACCTGGTGCGTTGTCTTTTGTTACTTTAGTCCCAATGAAAAATGCATTTTCTAAATAACTATCAGAAATCACACTTTGAAACTCCGATTCTACGAATGAAGAACTATATGCTTTGTTAAGTGAAGCACTTAAAGAACTTGAATAAAACTTTTCTGTCTCTTGATTGATTGGTGATAGTCTTGATGATGAAATAAATGGTTGAACCACTTCTTCAAACTCTGTTGTTGTTCCACCAAAAACCACACTAGCGGTTGCGTATAAATCTCCGTAAGGTGATGTTGGGTCAATCTCATCTAATTTAACAAGAGTTTGTATTCCTAATCTACCCACTGAACCAGACAAATCACGATTGTTTACTAAGTCTCCGCCGTATGTTGGGAACTCTCCGGTAGCGACTAAAGCATTGTCAAGTGATTCAGAAATAAATCTTGTTACTTGTAATCCATCTTCCAATGGTGATGCGTTCTCAAAATATTGATTGTCAAATTCTGTTTGTCTTCTTGGGACCACTTTTGGTCTTTCCAATATACTTGGTTCTATTAATACACCAAGAGTTTCATTTGCCCTTGCTGGTATTAAATTTCTTAATTGTGTAAATACACTCGTATCATAAAATGTTAATAGTCTTAAATAATCAAAAAAATTATTTGAGTTTTGATATCGTTTAAAATAATCTATTTGTAAACTTTTGAGTGTTCTATAATTTTGTTTAAATTCATCACTTGGGTCTCCAATAAAATCATCAAAATTAAAATCTGCAATACTATAAACGATGTCTTCATTTACAACATCTGTTGGTGAAAAATAAACTCCCAATTTATCACTATCTATTGGTGCGAAGTCTTGTGATGACCTCTCTGCCCTTTGAACCGATGATAAATTACCAACTAATTTGTTATCTTCAATTCTTATTTTTGTTGCATTTCTACGACTTGGACCAACATCTGGCACTCTAAATTGTTCCTGGTCAACAAGACTTCTAAAATTATTTCCCGTAAATCCATCAATATTACTACCAGAAACTCCCCTTTCATAAGTTTGTAAATGTGAGACATTTGAGGATGTTAGTGTCAAATTGTCTGATGAAAAACTTATATTATCATCCAGCATATATCTAACTAACAATTCGTCAAACGAAGATGAATAACTATTACCATTATATGCTTTTGGTGTTCTGACGTGATTGTCAAATACATTTGCACTTAATGGTTCTGACCACAAACGATACTCCATCATTGAACCACTAAATCTACCACCGAAGCCAACATTCTGTCCACCAAGAAATACAAATCCACTACTGGTGAATGAACCATTTAATCTACTACCTGTTATGTTGTTTATATCAGTTGCTAAACTTGAAGTGTGTGATGTTAAACTTTGACTATCTTCATATATAACTCTTTGTCTAGTAGAATCATATTGTTTAGTTGTTAACTCGTAAACACTTTGACTTATTGCGATATCAGTTGTTAGTTCATCACCAACTGACAATCCATCTGTTCTATTTGCCGCTGCTTTTCTTGTTAACATAACCGACCAAAAGTCGTCATTATAAAATGGTAATTCTGATGATGTGACAAATGCACCTTGGTCAAAGCCAGAAGCACTTATCTGAAATTTTAAATGACCTAAATTATCAGATGTCCCGTTATCTTGTAAAGAGATAGCAAAGTCATTATTTTTTTGTAATAAAACTTGGTCTGATGAAGAAGGTGTTCTAAATCTAAATTCTATTGTGTCAGGTGTTAAACCTGAAGAATCGGTTGACCATTGTGATTTAATAAATTGTTCTGAATTAAAATCTAATGCGTGAGTAAATTTTCTTTTAATTTCATAATTTACACCTGTCCCTTTGTCTGGTCCACCATACTCACGAACTCTTAATATTGAACTTGGAATACCATAACAATTTAACAACCCTGTCATAGCTCTTCTTGTTCCCTTTGCTTTAATAAAGAAAGGTAAGTTTGCTAAAATTCTTTTCCATATTTCTTCTGTTACTTTTTCTTGTGGCGTTTCGTATTTATTGGTTCCGTCTTGATTTCTACCCAATAGATATTCAGGTAATGTCAATAAATTATTACCACTTGTCAATTCAACTCCTAAACTTCTGGCAAATTGTTGAGCTATATCTTTTGATATACCCTCAGATAACTTTTCTACCCTAACATTAACATCTGTTAATTTTGTTGTGTAGGTCCAAGTTTCATCAAATTGTTGACCTATCATATCCATAAATTCTAAGAATACATTGTTTTGTGAATCATTTTGAACGTGTCCTGGTAAAGAATTTCTCAATGAATTTTGATTTGTATTATCATATGATGAAGCACTTAATATCATATTATTATACCAAGCTGTCGCCTCTGAGGCGGTTATTGGTGCTAATACATAAGGTTCAGTGCTTGTTTGTTTTGGCCAAGCAGTATCGTGAAATTGTCCCTCTGATGAACTAACATAAGAAGAACTTTCAAAATACATAAAATGTTCAAATGGGTCAAAAGAATTAATTACTCTTTGTCTTTTATTTTCAAGACTTTGCACAAACTTAAGTGAATCTGCAATAGGAGCTAATGAACTACTCTCTGCACTATGACTTTCAATTAATTCTAATTTTGTTTTAAAGTTAGTAAGTCTTCTTTCGGCGTTTGAAAAATGAATAAAGTTTCCAAAACCAGTATCATCCGATTCTATTTGTAAATCAGTTGTTGTTTTTTGAAAGTCAATATTTGGTTGAACATCTAATAAACTACTTGATATCAATAACCTTTCAATATCTTTATTAGTTATATCATCATCACTCAACAAATCATCGTGACTTTGAAATTGTGTTGGACTAAAATTGAGCGGATTGTCTACTGAATTTAAATTAGGAATTCTTAAAAATATTTCATCTGATAATTCTGGATTAGGAACTAAAATTATATTATCTTCATAATCATTTAACATTTGTTGAGCAAAATAAACTTTATCAAATGGATTAATATTGTTCAATAATCTTGTTTTGAATCTAACTGCTCTTTTGTATTGTTCTGTATTTTCATTTCTCTCAATCAATTTATCATTTATCATTAAATAATAATTGTCACCAGTGACCATATAATTTTCAAAGTTATCAACATTAAATTTTTTATATCTTATAAACCAAGCACCGGGTGAATTCATATAATGGTCGTTAAAATAGCCGTCAGCATTAAGTCCAAAGTCATCTTCCATAATTTGTCTAAATGTTTTGTCAACTACTATTTTGTTTTCATCCACGACCCCTATTACTTTGAATCTACCTACATAAGAAGCTTCTGTTGTTGAAAGAAAATCTCTTATTTGAAGTTCTCCTCCAATTAAATCTTTAAAAAAATGATTTTCTACTGGTTGCTCTATTGAATATTTTACTATGTTGCTGTCCACATCCTCAAATGATATGTTTGGTAAAGATGAAGTATTTGGTGGTTCAAAATCTATTTCAGAATTCATAGTTACAAAATCTTCAAGATATTGTTGTTTTAAACTTCCTGGTTCTATTGGTGTTTCAACCTGATTATTACTGACGACGATTTCTCTTCTATTAGTAGATATATTATCAACATTATATTTAAGTTGTTGGGAATCAAATTCTCCAGCGATTTTTCGTAAAAATTTATATTTTACTTTAAAACTACCCTCTGAATAACCGCAATCACGAAGATGTTGTCCAACATCCATAACTATCTGTTTATTTAATCCAAACTCTATATCAGATAATGATAATTTTTTTTCTTGCAAAAGTGAATTGTTTAAATCGTAAACACCAAGTATAATGTAATCTCTATCAGGTTGATTACCAAAACTACTAAAACTTGGTGTCAAGTTAAAGTATTGATTTTTTTCTTGTGTTGTAAATGTATATGTAGGCATAATTTTTTACCTAAAAGGTTTCAAATTCAGTGTCTATTTCTTCTGAAAAGTTGGTGTTAAATAAAAATTGCTCTCTTGGACGACTTACATATTCAGTTATTTCCTCTTGAGAATCACCATCTTCAAATGGATTTTCAAACGATACCAAAAAACCTCGTTCATCACGAAATTCTTGTAATACTATTGAACCTGAATTATATGAACCTAATGCATTTAAAACTTCTCGTCTTCTTTTTTCTCGCAAAAAGTCTATAAAGTCATCATAATATTCTGAACGTTGTTGTGCTTCTTCTTGTGTGTATGGCATTATCTCACTACCCTAAATTCATAATTATCATCATAGAAATTTATCTGTTCGTCTGTTGTTCCACTACCACTAACTACTTTTATACAAAAACGATAATTTCTTTCTGCTTGTAATCCATCCATAAATAGATTAAAAAAATTACCTGTTGAATCACAACTAACTTTTGAACCACTACCATAAGGTATGATTACCTCTTCAGTTTCGGCGTCTCTTACTTCATAAAAAACTGAACCACTTGGTAAAACTTTTACATCTAATTCTGCTGGTGTCGTTCCAAAATTTGTTGTTGGGTATAATTCTCTACCAACTACTCTAAATTTTACTTTTGAACCTTCCTTATATTCTGGTCTTATATTTTTAAAATATATCTTTAATCTTTCTAAATCTGTTGAACTTAATTTTGTCAAAGGTGAAGAAGCAGAACCTGTATTCCAACTTGAGTCATCCCAAACTACTTCTAATTTAGGTGGATAGATTGTGTGTGTTTCTCTTGAGAAATATTTTAAGTTTCCTAATCTACTTGTGCTTGCTTCATCTTTTGTAGTATCACTACCTGAATTAAATGCGAATGAAGGGACGGAAGCTGTGGGATGTAGTATAGATTCTCGTTTTAGAATAAAGCCGTTGTTCGGGAAATCTGAACTTGAAAGTATATGATTGTAAACTAAGTTAGTTACATCTGCTCTAATATCTTTTTTATCAAAAGTCAAATCATACGAAGTGCTGACTTCAAAGTTATTAGCACTACTTGTATACCAAGCACCTCCGTCTGTCAATACGGAACCCGTTACCCAAGGTGTTTTAGCTTCTTGGTCTCGGTATTGATAACTCACTCCGTCTTCTGTCACTGGGTCGTGGTCAAGTTTTCCTGTTCCTTGTTTCCAACTACCACTAACCATATAAATAAAAACACTTTGCTCAGCTTCTACTTCTTCTGATGTTGCGTCATATAAATTTAAATGAAATTTTACACTACTAGTTTCACTTAATGAAGGAATAGTTCCCTGTTCTATTTGTTCAGAAATAAAAGTATAATCAAAGTCAATCAATATTCTTGATACATTTTGTACCGTTCCATTATCGGCAACCACTTTATTAATTTCTAATATCTCATCTAAACCTGTATTGATAGAACTTGTTGTTCCACCTGAATATATTGTTGCGTCTCTTTTTCCAAATTCAAAATAATGCATTATTGTTCTCCTACTACTTCACATTCAATGTCTGTGTTTGGAAATTTAACCTCAAAGATACTTGGGTCCAATGATGGATAAACGATTCCTTTTCTTGTTGCTGATGTTATATCGTAAACATTCCCACTATATCCACCTGATAATAAATTTTTATTTTCAATCACAATTAAATCGGAATTAGGATTGTTATGGTCAGGTGGTGAAACACTAACCACTCCATCAACTTTTAATATTTCGTTAGCGATATCACTCAAAATAATCGGTTGATTGATTTGCCATTTCGTAGTTTCAAAATGTCTTTTAACCGCTTGAATGGCTCTAAATGAAACATCATTATGATTCAAACCTTTACGAACCACGATTGAAAATTTAACCGCAATATTAATAATAAAAGCATTTTTAATATTGATTGCGTCAGTTAATATTCTATATTGTGAAAGGTATAATTTTAAATTTTCTTTTACTGCTTGATTTATAGATTGATAGTTTTTATTTTCATCATAACCCAACACATACATATTTAAAGCCAATGGATTAGGTATTGTTACCTCTTCACCATTTTGAATTTCTAATTGTTCATCTTGAGCGATATACGCTTTAGCTATGTTTCCAAATTTTTGTGGTAATGAATAAACTCTTGTAATGTAGTCTTGTCTTGTCACCGCTCTGTTTTGTGTGTTAAGATATGCAGCAGCATTTTCTTTTACTTCAGTCAGTGTTTCTTGACTTGCTCCACCAGCTGCAGGTGTCATATTTGAAACACTTAAAGTTTGTCTACTCGTGTTTAATAAATCTGTATCTAAACCTGTCTCAATTATTGTATAAGTTAAGTCAGTAAAGTTCGTAATGGTGTCTGACGGCACATTATGTTCAACTTCTCCACCATAATTATAAACAATGGTTAATGTTGTATTAGCTGGTGCTTGACCAAAAGTTTCAGTTTTTAAAAAGTTACTTGGGTCAAATGACTCATCTATTTTAGAAACTCCAAAACCTAATGCTGAACCAACATTATCTGGATTTGGAATTATTACTTCATCTGCATTATCACTAACACCTGAACCAAATCTTAATTCTGTTTTGTTATCCGCACGAACTCTTGTCGTAAATCTTTTTGACGCTTTAATTAACCTTAATAAAAAAGGTGTATCATTTTGATATTGTGATAAAGCAGGGTCATTAAGAGTTGTATTTTCTATTGATTCAAATATAGTGTCTTGTGCTAAGAAAGGAACCTCATAATATTTTTTACCATTACTATCAGTAACTGATATTATTTCTGTAACTTTTTCATTTGACAAAACAATCTTATCAAATTTTTTGGCAGTTGAAAATGTAAAAGTTTCAGTTTCTCTTGTTCCTGATTTTGCAATTCCTTTCTTTGACAATTTGTAATTTGTTGGATTAGTTCCTGAAGATGGTATCAATTGTTCAATTGCTAATGGGTCTAAAGAACTTGAAACTTTAAAATTAACATCATCTAATAATGTAAATTCAATTCCACTATCAGATTCAATAATAGAATTTGCAGATACGACACCAGCATAACTTAAATCGGGAACAAAATCTCCAGCGTCATTTGTCGTTGCTGGAACTATCACTGAAAAATCTAACTCTGCAGTTGCTGGAACTGCTAACTTAGGTTTATATCCATATGATTGTGCTATTGCAAAAATATTTTTTCTTTCTTCTGCTTGTAATAAAAGTGTTTCTCTAAATTGATTATCAATATAATAATTCATCAAATCACCAACATAAGCAGCCATTTCAATGAACATCATACCAGGTGATGTCTCGTTAAAATCATTATATGTTTTTGGGAAATGTGCTTTTGCAAACTCAATTAAGTTTGTTCTAATGTCTGCAAAATCTCTACCAAGATAATCTACATCTTTTTTTATTGTTTTTAAATTTGTTCCAAAATCTGGATTTGAATAATCTGGCATATTGTTAATCTCCGTTAAAAGTGAATGTTATTTGGTCTAAAGTATTTGGGTCCAAAGTAATTGAAAATTCTATCTGAACAAAAACTTTATTTTGATTGTTCTCATCTTGAAAAACATTTACTTCATTTAAAATGACATAAGGTAACCATTCTGAAATAGCTTGTCTTATAGTTTCCTCTGCTTTATCACGAACATCATTTATTAAATCATTTGTTATATTTTCAAATAATATGTTTGATAAGTTAGAACCCAGTGTTGGTTGGTGTGGTCTTTCTCCTGGTGTCGTTAGTAAAAGATTTCTTATATTAGATTTAACTTGTTCAAATACAGTTTTAGATTGTTTAAAAAATCCATATGTTCCAGCGTAACTTAATGGAAATTGTATACCAACATAAAAATCATCATTACTATCTATGTCAAATGTGCTCATTTATTATTAAGGTCTATAATTACCCTCACCCTCTTTCTTTTTATTAATTGCTTTCATCAATCCAGAATAATCACGAGTTAATGCATTTTGAACTCCCTCAGGAACCGCGTCTACTGAAACACCAGCTTTCTTAATTGTGTCAACTGCTGCCATTTCTCTAGCTCTTTCTTTATTCTGTCCTCTACCTAAATCTCCATAACCTAATACTTCTGCCATATTGTCAGAACCTAACACTCCACCGCCCAATGTAGGATACTCGTCAGTTTGTCCTGTTGACCCTAATGGTTTGGTGTTGTTCAATACTTCGTTCAAAACTGGGTTTTTACTATATTGTTTTTTAGGTTTGTTGACAACCTTTTTAGGTTTTGGTTTAGAAATCGTTTCTGACAATTTGATTTCTTCTTTATCATTAATAAATATCTCAGTCATCTGTTTTTTAACTTCTTTACGGACAACTAATTCTATTATTTTTATTAAGTCATTTTTTTTCATTATTACTCCTATTCAGTATTTACTGTTTTACTATAAAAACTTTTTGTGCTTTTTATTCTTTCTAACTCCCCATTTTCTTGGACCAATGCATTAATTCGTTGAACATTAGGTGTTGGTAGAGCTGTCTCGGTCGCTATCGCTGCTAAATTAGCACTTATTTGTGTATTTAGAACTATATCAATGACTCTACTAAAGTCACTATTTCCTTTAACTACTGGGTCCAAACCACCTATTTTTGCACCCATACGAATTGAATTTCCCATAAGTGAAGTGAAATCATTTGACCCAACTCCGTCTGTAACTTTTCCTCTTGGAACTTCTAATATGATTTCATCATTTGACAAAATAGATACTTGACTTTTAGTATCACCCGTTACGTCATCAGGTTGAAGTTTAGGTTTTGCATTAATTATAATTCTTTCAGAAGCTAGTATGGCCTGTGGTCCTCTATAATCGGATGAGATTTTTCTTTTACCAATAGTAAGAGCTGGTTCAGGTAATGTAACGACCTCATTGGTAGTTAAATATAATGAAGTTTCATCTAAATTTAAATCTTCAGTGTGACTTCTAATGTCATATTCGTCTCTATATCCAACAACTTCTGAATCTCCCCCTCCCCCTCTTTCTCTTGTAACTTCTCTGTGGACTTCACCAGCTCTGTCATACATAAGACAACCAGCCACTAATTTAATATTGGGTGATGATGTAAATGTCGCTCCTTCTCCACCTTCTCTGTTGCGTCTAACATTACTTCCTAATCTAATAGATTGTCCATACCTACCTTGTATAATTGTATCACCCTCTTCTGGTCTCAATCTAAATACTCTTTGGTCTTCTTCAAAATTTAAACCTAATGGTATGTTGGAACCTGATATGGTTGAAAAACTATGTTTTCTATTTTCTACTAAAACCGAATTAGTTAGAACTTTATCGGATACATTTGCAAGTTCATCATTTATATTACTAAGTCCATATTGACTTAATTGTGAAACTTTACCAGTATTATTTAATTTTGAAAAATAATAGAATTCCCCATTAAATTCAAGTCCTAAAACTATTTCGCCAATAAGTGGATACTGAATAATGTTTGGGTCCAGTGGTCTAAATATTTTTGTTTGTTCAATATTATCACCTTGTTGTGAAACTACATATCTACCTCTTATGGCTCCAAGTAAAGATTTTTCTCTTGCATAAGATTTTGAAACAGTTCCATCCGCGTCAAAATGACTTATATCTTCATCTGCATTTTTGTGTCCTATTGGTGCAATAACTTGAATTGGTTCACCAACAAAGTCTTCAGGTACCGTAACTCCAAAAAAGTTGGTTCCGAATGTTTCAAAATGGTCAAACGCCGAATCTTTTGGATTTACATAAACATCCAATACTTCAACTGGTTCTAATTCGTGAAATAAACTATTGGACAAAAGTTTTTCTATAAGGACTTTTGCTTCACCTCTAGTCAATACATCATTATCTGTTGTTGTATCGCCAATCGCTGGCTGTTTTTCTATGTAAGGCATTAATTTTCCTTTGTGATTGAAGACTCAATTTCATCTTTCTTTATTTGTAACTCCTGAACATCTGATTCTATTGCACTCATCAGTTGTTCTTTTTCTGCTTCTGATAAACCGAACTCATCTCCTGAATCTGATACTCGTTTTTCAGCTGCAGTAATTCTTTGAACGATTGTTGCTAACTTAACAAGTTGTTCGTCGTTCTTGACATTGATTTCTAAATACTCTTTTAACATAGGGATAATCTGAACGGCTGTATCTCCGTCCTTGATAAATCCCACAACCTCTTTCATCAATACTTCTAGTTGTTGTTTATTGGTTTTGGAATTATCATAGATGTCTTTGAATACATCTGATAGGGTTTTTCCCTTGAATATTTCGTAATCGTTTGCCATAATTTTAAATGTAGTTTATCAATAATAAATATAGAGATGTCAAAAAAAGGGGATATATATTTATATACTCATTGATTTTTTCAAATATATGTTATAGTTATTATACGAGTCGGATAAAACCGACTTTTTTAAATAATAAAAGGGGGAAACACAATGAAAGAAACTATGAAAATGGTAATGGAAGTAGTAGGTGGAATTAAAGATATACTACTTCATATTATCGGATTAGGGGTTCTCGTGCAATTAGTATTTGTAGGTGGATTCTTAGGCATAGACATTGTTGGTAATCT